AAATATTTAGCTCTTTGTGGGGACCAAATTGATGCATGAGGATCGGAGGGCTGATTAAGAAGTTCAGTTGTTAAAAGGATATTATTACGTTCAAAATTAGAACTATCAACATCTTCATCCCTTATTATATCAGCAAGAGTTTCGTAATTAGGAACAATGATATCAACTAACCCTCCTTTGCGAACAACTGTAGAAATTAAATATATAAAATACAAAATTTGTGTAAAAGAGACATGTTCAAGAAATCTATAAATTGTTATAATATCAAATACCATTTGTGTTCTTTCAAGAAATTCAAATACATCTTCTTTACAATAGGATATGACACTTTCTTTTTTAGTTGTAGAATTCCATTCACAATATTTATTTTCAATAACATGAGTTGGAGTGTGACGATAATACATTTGATCTAAATTAACAATAAAGAATTGTGATAAAGGTTTTTCAAGATCAGGCAAATATCCCATTTTTCCAGCTGCAATATTCAATAATTTTGTTTCCATATAAAATCTCCTCAAGCATATTGTGAAACAATACTTTTTGTAAATGGTGAAAGATATATATCAAAATATCTCTGTTTATCAATTTCATCAGTATCAATTAACTTTAATGTTCCTGATGATATTTCCATTTCCCCATAACCTAACAAAAATATACTGAATTTATCATTTTTTGTAGGTATTGCAAATAAGTTAACATCATTAGATTTAAAAAATGATTTTTTTATTCTTTCCAAACCTTTAAATAACTCAATTTTATTAAAGAAATTGACCTGACATATTTTCTTATAAATTTGATCTATAGTTGGATATCTAAAAGAAATACCCTTGAATGAATAATCTTGCATAGTATCTATAGCAATATACATATTTCTTTTTATTGACGAAATAAATACATCAAATGTTCTTCTTAAATTTAAAGGAATCTCTTGTATGTTATTTTTATGTAGAAGTTTAGTAAGTAATAACCCATCATATTGTCTAATAACTATATCATCATCATCAATTTCATTTGCTGTGATATATTCATCTATTAATGCTATTGTTGTACTTCTTAAAAATTCTGTTAATCTTGGATTTTTTTGCATCATTTTACCGATTGCAATATTTCTAGATAATTTATTATTTGGATCTATATTTTCTAAATTATATCCGTTAGATTTCAAAAGAGTATAATGACATGATTTAATATCATATATATATACTTCCTTTAAAATTAATTCTAGGTTTGGATTTATTTTCATGATTTTATTTTTAACTCGAATAAGATTATTAATAATCTTATTCGAGTTATTAAATTTAACTAAGTAACGTCATTATAGTTTTGTCAATTTCAAGATGATGATTGATATCTGTAATACCATCCTGACGTTTTATTAACCAATTGATTGCTTGCCCTTTTGTTTCAAAAGGATCAGTTTTTGCACATTGTTTATATAAAAGATGAAGAGCTTCCATATCAATAGGTTCTGTTAATTGTCGTTTATAAATTTCAATATCAGCCATTTCAATTTCGATAGATGTAATTTTTTTCTTTGCAATGACTTTGGTATATGGAAGTAAACCACCCTCTAATGCATGACAAAACATAGCGATAATTCCTGTTTTAATCCCATACATTTTAATGAATGTTTCATCGTTTATAGGATAAGTAACTCTAAATCCGCTATTATATATTTGCATATCTGATGGTTCCATATCAAGAACCGTTCGGACCATAGCATCATCAAATAATTGGAGTCTGCGTTTCTTAACTCCTTCCTCAATTTCTTCTCCATTTGGATCATCAATCGAAATGATTAAATTTTCATTGGGTGTAACTCCTCTAGCTGATATTTGAATTTGATGAATATTAGAAAAAGAACCATTATATCTTTCAAACCATTCACCAAAAGGTACAATTTGTATTTCATTTGTATTTCTTTCAGTTACTTCTTCTATTGTATTTTCAGATGCTTTAATTTCATCCCCATCTTCTGGTGTAGGTGGTAAGTTAAGATTATCAATATTATATGTCATTGGTTGTTCCGCTGGTGTTTCCTGTATCATTTCTTGTAAATTATCATTCATTCATTTTCTCCTTTTTCCCATTTTTTTAGTTTTTCTGTAATGTCTTTTCGCCATTCATCTAAATTAAATTCAGCATATGTTTCTAAAGCTGCACCAGTTAGTGCAAATATTTTTATTAATTCTTCATATGTTTCCACTGGAGCTGATCCTTCATCATAAAATTCTTGACAATTATTTAACCATGAAGGAAGTTCTTTTGTCCATGGTCCTGAATAACATGTTTCAGCTTTTTCTAAATATTTTTTAATTAATATTAAAAAACTTGCTACATTTAAAGATTTTATATTTTTATAATCGCCAAATACATGAAGTTGATATTCTCTTTCCTTGTTATAAAGTTGATTTATTTTTTCAATTGATTCATCTATATTTATCATAGCTAAATATATTTCCTCCCATCAAATCCTCCCACAATGCCTTTCCAATTTATAGCTATTGCATTAGAGGGATGTATTGATTCCTGGTGTATACATTTTATTATCCAATCTAATATACCAGGTAATTTATTAATTGAATCTGATATAATTCTAATTGAATCTTCCACAAATAACGGATTTTTTGCTGCAACTTTTGCTATCTCTTGTTCGTCAATTCTTTTAATTATTGGATATATTAATGTATGTATATTGTTTTCAACTGCATTAATTATGTCTTCTAACCAAACATAATGATCAGTATCTATTTCGGTTAATATATGTGCAAATGATCTTTGATTATGTGGAAATCCATTTCCATCTAAAACATTACATAATTCAGCTGAACATGGACAATATGATGCATATTGAACTGTCACCCCCTGAAAAAATCTAAATATATTCATAGGTGCTTTTGTATCTGATGACAAACCAATATCTGATTTAAAAATCTGACCTTCAAATTTACATTTGTAATATATAGGGAATTCATTATCTGTTTTAATTGATTTTTTATTTAATGGTAATTTAAATTCAAATCTCATAAATGCTGATGTGCCCCCAACATTTATTAATATCTTTTCAATAATATCTCTAATTAAACGACTTTTTAAAGGAAGTTCTAAATATGGTTTTAATGTTAATAATAATCTAGACATTGAAATACCTTTTGTCGATTTATCTAAATCAGTCATTATAGTAATATTTGCTATCAATTGACGGAATCCACCATATTTAGATTCCAACAGAAAAGGAACTTCAATATCATTAACACCAACTTGGTTAATAGACATCGGGATGTTTGGAAGTTCACATTGCATATCTGGAAGTAAGTCTTTAATCGTCATAATATTTGCCTCTATAAAACTCTTCTATTATTGTATTTTCCCATTGGTCAATATCATTAAAATTACTATGCCCATATATGCTGTGGTTCCGGTCCCCATTTGAGCACTCGAAACTCAACTTTGAATCATCATGATATAGTCCTGTATGGATATCATCTCTAATTATTTTTCCGTCTGTAATCTTAAAATTTTTATCAGGGGTATGATATCTGAATACAATTTCTGAATTACAAACTGGGCATTTCATGTTTTTAAGCATTCTACTCCTTCCATAAATTTTTACAATTGAACATAACAGGTTCTAGATGGTCATTTGATATATCTTTTGGTAACTCTGTTTTCAATTCTTCTGAATCTAAACTTTGAATATATGTATATGTCCCGGATGTAATAGGGCTTGTTGATTCTGTTATGAAACATTTAAACAACGAAAATGAATCTGTTGTTTTTAATATTTCTATAAAATTCATTGATGAGTATATTGAATCATATGGATCCTTTTTAAGAGTTACCATACTTATTTATTCTCCAATATAAATTTTAAACTACCACAATCCCATATTTTAATATAACCTTCTTTTGTTCTGAGTTTGCTTTCACTGATTTCTTTGGGTTCAGTTGCTCGTTTTCTTAAATTAAATCTATGAATTCTTTTATAATTTTTAACATACCAATAATTTGGACGGGTAATATGATGAAGATCAAAACCTAATTTATAGTATAGATTTCCTTTTGACCATCTGTAATCAGCATAACTAAATATTTCTATCCACTTAAAATTTCTTGTAAAATGCGCAAGTAGTTTTCCAGCAATTCCTGGTATATGGTAATTATAATTTGAACAAAATCTATTTAATTCCCAAACATTATCTTTTTTTCGGGATCCTTTAGCTATACTACCTTTAGAAAAAGTCATTACAGATATCAATTCATCAAGATAAAATGCACCCAATTTAATAACAGATTTATCTTTTCCTTGTAAATGAAATTCGTCCAGAAAAGAATTTTTATCTGCTGCTGATATTTCTTTTATTTCACAGTTTCTTGCATATATTCTTTTTGCATTACTTTTCCCAAGAATTTGTTTTAATCTATATTTAACAATTTTATTTTTAAGCATCCACTCATCTTCAAATATATGAATAAGACTAATACCCTTTTCTTCACAAGCGATTGTTTTTTGAATATGATAATCTTTATTACAACCAGCTTCCTCTGAATGCCACCACAATCCATTAAATTCAATTGCAATATTTTTTGATGGAATATAAATATCCAACTCTTTTGGGGGTATTATATTTCGTATATTCGTTTCTAAATCTAATTTTAGACTTTTTAAATAATCAGATATTTCGATTTCTTGCGAAGATATAGAATTTCTAGGAAAACAATATATACATCGAAATCCTCGGCACATATTTCTCCAAGTTTCAATAAATGTTTTGTTACAAATTAAACATTTCCATTTATGTTTTGTAATATTATTTTTATAAATTTCATCAACTAGTTCAAATTTCATTTTATTTAAGATAATATAAAATCTCTTTAGAAAATTAATACGATTCATATTGGAAATCTGTTCCATTACGGATTTAACTTTGGAAATATTATCAACGCCATATCGATTTAATAAAGTCTGTTTTGCTTTTTCTCTTATTTCTTTATTTAAAAAAGCATAAGGGCCACCATATCTTTTTATATTTGTCTTTTTCGATTTATTTTTAACTTCTTCTGCCTGAAATGAAAATCTAACTTTTCTTTTTCTTAAGTTAGTTTGTTGTGTTTTTTCTTGAACTTCTTCATTTAGTTGATTATATTCAACCCCATATTTTTCCAACGTTATTTTTTTAATTTTTTCTTTCATACTTGGGAGTTCATTTGGCTCAACGGTACCATATCTTCGTAAGTTTGTTTTATCTCTTTTAATATTAATTTCAGTTTTTTTATTTTTATAAGTTTTAATATTAGAATCTTTAATTTTTTTACGAGACATTGGATTTTTTCT